CTCGTCGTTGCGTCATGTGCGTAGGACGGCAGACCACCCCGACACGATCCTCTCGACCACCCAGCCTCGGCGCTCCCTCTAGTACCCCGGTCCGACGTATAGGCGCTGGGCAGTGCGTAGGACGGCGAGCGCGTGCGCCGTGAGGACAGACACGGATGGAGCCGAGGCGTAGCGCGTGGGGGGCGCAGGCATGAGGCGATCAGGAATGGCCACGTCGCCCGAGCCTTGCCCCCTTGCAAGTCGCGTATAGGCTGGTATAGTCGGGCGTGAAGCAGCACCGAGGGCCGAGGACCGAGAGTCCGAAACGGCGCGGGCGCGGAGCGTGAGCCGAGAGACCGTCGGCCACACAGCGCCACAGGCCGAGACGGTATCGCGGGCGAGGACCGAGGGGCGATCAGAGACCAACGCGCGAGGGCGAAGCATGTGCCGGTAGTCCCGACTCGGCATCGCCCGCGCGCCAGCGTTCACCACGTGCGCCGTGGTGGCCGGTGGCGCGCGTCGCACCGATGCGACCGCATGAGGAGACCCGATCCCATGACCACGCAACAGCAGCACGACGCAGCAGACGCCGCCTACGAGCGCGTGACAACTCTCCTGCTCGACCTGCTCGACACCGGCACGCCGAGCGCCTACCCGCACCACTCCGCCGCGATCAACGCCGCGCGCGTCGCCGCTGACGCCAACGCCGCCGCGATGGGCGTGCGATGACGTACGCCGAATTCGAGCGCGCCGAGTTTATCGAGCGACTGGCCGCGCGCGGCATCGTGCTTGCGCCGATCACAGCTGACGAAGTCCTAGACGTCTATGACCTGAGCGACCAAACGCTGGCCGACGCCTACGCCGCCACCGTGACTAGCGACTAACCACACGCCCGCCCGACGCGGGCGTCATGCTGCCGGATCGCCGGTCGCATGACGCGCGCGCCGGACCTGAACCGGCCAACGCGAGAGGAGACACCCGACCGTGAAAGCCATCGAGACGCCTACACCGTGAGCGGTTATCGAGGCGTCGCGTGGCACGTGATGGGCTGGGAGACAGCGCCGGACGATGACACCGAATGGTCCGGCATCGAGGAGCGCACCGGCCAGATCGTCGCCGTGATGGTCGGAGACGACCGCCGCTTCGCGTTCGATCCCGAGGACGTGACGCCGCTCCCGCGTGAGGACTACTGCGGCTCATGCGGCCAGATCGGATGCCGCCACGACGGCCTAGACCGCGAGGACTGACCACACACACGGCGCGCGAGCGCGCGAGCGCGCGCCGCGAGCGCCTAGGCCGAATGGAAGCGGTCTAGGCGTTCGCGGTCGCGCTCGACCCGTACGAAAACGAGGAGCGAGCCAACGACAGAGGAGATCGACCCATGACCCAGCGAACACTCGCCGTAGGCACGTGCCCGCGCTGCGGGCGCACCGACGTGCCGCTCATACACGACCGTCGGCTACTCCCGACACAGCTCGACGCGCACACCTACACGACCGTCGGCTACTCCCGACACGTTCAGTGTCCCGGCTCATTCCTGCTCGTGACGCCGAAGGGCAAGACCGACCGCGACTTCCGCACCGAGCGCGCGGCGGTCGCGGCGATCAACGGCGCGCGCGACGCCATCGGCGCTGCGCTCGTCGATCAATTCCCCGAGGCCAAGACCGGCGATGAGGAGCCGAGCGGCATCTTCGTGCTGGCCGACGCGATACAGGCCGTCGTCCGCTCATGGGTGGCCGACAACGTGCCCCAGCCGCTCACGCTGCCCGAGGCCGTGACCGTACTCATCGAGGCGCGCAACAACCTACGCGCTCGCGTTTCCGGTGGCGCGTTCGACCTGAACGCGACACTCACGCTCGTACAAGACGCGCTCGACCGCGCGCCCATGACCGAGGACGACCTACCGCGACCCTAGCGCCGAACGCGAACGCCGACCGGCTGACCACTTCAGCCGGTCGCGTGCGCGCTCGATCAATCGAGCCAACGCATGAGGAGACCACGACCCATGAAGGAGCTACGGCCCCGCACCGACCCGACCCGCGCGCGCAAGGTCAACCGCCGCGCGTGGCGCGCGACGCGCGCCCGTAAGGCGTACCGCTACACCGCGACGGCGGGCGCGAAATGAAACGCTTTCAATTCGTCGTCACCGTCGAGACCGACACCGAAGACCACGCCTATCAGGTGATGGGCGAGCGCCTTGGCTACGACGAGCAGTACGAGGACGAGGCCGGGATCGAATTCGATTACAGCCTGCCCTACGTCGCCCGCGAGGGCTGCGCCGCGTGCAATTCGTGGTACGAGAGCAAGCCGATCATCAACACATCCGCCAACGCCTAGACCCTGCGGCGCTGCGCCCGACTCGACACCCGATTCGGGCGCAGGCCGGAGTGCCTAGACACGGCTATACTCCACCCCGAACCCGTCTCGGCGTGCTCAGAAGGGCACGACCCAGCGATGAGGAGCGACCCCATGACCGCCACCGCGACCGATCCGCGTCTCGCACTACACGCCGCCTGCTCGATCCTTAGCGACGCCGACCCTGACCGCGCGGGCGAACAGAACGGCATCGGCTGGAACGGCACCGACTCGCAATTCGGCCACGTCCTGTCCGGCAAGCAGCCGCTCACGTGGACGCCGCGCATGACCGAGATCGCCGTCAAGATGCTCAACAAGTACACCAAGCAGCTGGCGCGCGCGGGCTTCGACATCACCACGATCCCCTCGCCCGCCGCGTACGCCGAGACCAGCGCGCGGACCTTCGCCGCTCAGGCCGAGGCCGTGCTCGCGCAGCGTGGACGCTTCTGGCGCGTCGACTTCGACGACGTCAGGCGCGAATTCATCATCGCCACCCCGTACGATCCGAACCTCGTAAGCGAGATCCGCGCGCTCCCCGGTCGCATGTGGAACCCGACCGGCGACAAGACCAACCGCGTCCCCGCGCTCACCACAGCGCACGCCGCCGCCGTGATGGCCTTCGCACAGGCTCACGACATGGCGGTCTCACCGACCGCTCAACAGGAGCACGACGACATCATGGCCGACACCGCCATGGAAGTAGCCAAGGTCGAGACCGACGTTCGCGCATCCTCGGCTGCGGCATCCGACTTCGAGGTGCCCGGCCTCGGCGGCACGCTGCGGCCCTTCCAGCGGGCCGGTGTCGAGTACATCGCCCAGCATGACACCCGCGTACTGGTCGCCGACGACATGGGTCTGGGCAAGACGGTCGAGGCGCTCGCCGCCATTCAGATCGCCCTCGCCGCCGACCCCAGCAGCCGCGCCGTGATCGTCACGCCCGCGTCGCTCAAGTTGAACTGGACGCGCGAGGCGATCAAGTGGCTTCCCGGTCTGGTCACCCTCGAAGGTGACCTCACGTTGATCGGTCGCTGGGGCCGTCGCCGCATTCGCGGCATCACGATCCTCAACGGCAAGCGCGAGATCGACCTCAAGATCGCCGACGGCAGCAAGGCCACGCTCACCTGTAACGACCTGCGCGCCCGCATCCTGATCCTGAACTACGACATCCTCGACAAGCACATGCCCATGCTGATGAAGCTGAAGGCGCAGGGTCTCCTCAAGATCGTCGTCTTCGACGAATCCCATTACGCCAAGAACATCAAGGCCCAGCGCACCAAGCTTTCCATCGAACTGGCCGACGGCGTGCCCGCGCGCCTGTGCCTGACCGGCACGCCGATTATGAACCGGCCCAAGGAGCTGATCTCGCAGCTGAACATCCTCGGTCGCATGGACGACTTCGGCGGCTTCCACGCTTTCGTGCGCAAGTACTGCCAAGTCGAGTACACCGGCGACCACGCCGCCGACCCGGCGGGGCTGCTCGACCTCAATCGCGCGCTGCGGGCATCGTGCATGGTGCGCCGCCGCAAGCAGGACGTCCTGACCGAGCTGCCGCCCAAGGTCCGCGTGCCGATCCCCGTCGACATCACCAACCGTGACGAATACGAGCGGGCCGAGCGCGAACTGATCGAGTACATCCGCGACCGCGCAGCCAAGGACAAATCCTTCCGCGCATCCCTCGAAGGCATGACCGACGAGGAGATGGACGCGGCCATGAGCGAGCACGCCAACGACAAAGCCGAGCGCGCTTCTCGCGCCGAGGTGCTGGTGCGTATCGGCACGCTCAAGCAGATCGCCGCGCGCGGGATGCTCCCGGCGATCATCGAATGGACCGAGGACTTCCTCGAATCCGAGAAGCTGGTCATGTTCGGCTGGCATCAGGAGATCGTTCACACCATCGCGTCACGCTTCCACGCGCCGATGATCGTCGGCGGTCAGTCCCTCGCCAAGCGAGACGAGGGCGTCGACCGATTCCAGACCGACCCAGACACCCGGCTCATTGTCGGCAACATCAAGGCCGGTGGCGTAGGCCTCACGCTCACCGCCGCATCGAATGTGGCGATGACCGAGCTGGGCTGGAACGCCGCGACGATGGATCAGGCCGAGGACCGCTGCCACCGCATCGGTCAGACCGACAGCGTGACCGCGTGGTACTTCATCGCGCAGGGCACGATCTACGAGGACATCGCCGAATTGATAGAATCCAAGAGAAAAGTGGCAGAGGCAAGTGTCGATGGAATCATCGCAGCCAAGGTGGCCGGACAGAGCATCTTGGGAGACCTTGTCGACCGCCTCATGGGAGAACGCTAATTGGGATGGCGCGAAAACCTCGAAGCCAAACGCGCAGGATGGGCAGCGGAACGGCGTTGTACTCGCTGTGGCAAACAGCGAGACCGACCTGACCGACTCACCTGCGCCACGTGTCGAGGCGAATCAAAACGACGCGACGATCAGACGTATGCCGATCGAAAACGACGAGGTGTCTGTATCCAGTGTGGTCATCGCAAGCCTCGACGAGATCGCGTCCAATGCCGAGCCTGCGCGCGAAGCGAGTCCAAATACCGTCACCAACAGGACTACCGCGAACGCCAGCGCGCAGCTCGCCAACGCGCTCGTACTGATGTCCTCATGGCCTATGGCGGGAAATGCGCGTGCTGTGGTGAGGCGACGCCTGTGTTCCTCGATGTCGATCACATCAATGGCGACGGCGGATGGCAACGGAAGACCGTCAAGCCCAGCTCGTTCTATGGCTGGCTAAAGCGACAGGGGTACCCCAAGATCGGATTCCAGCTTCTCTGTCGCAACTGTAATTTCGGGAAGTATCGGAACAAGGGCACTTGCCCACACCGTGTATAGTCAACCTAGACACACCACACGCGATGAGAGGAGAGACCCATGAGCATCATCACGCGCGACGTCACGCTCGACCACCTGCGACGCGGCCACCGGGCCATCGCACTGGCCGTCCAGCTGCGCACCGTCGGCGAGGCCGAGGCCGAGGTGTACCACGACACCAGCCACCGCCAGAGCGGCGGCTACGGCGGCTACCCCGCGCACAGCCACGCCGAGATGAGCGGCTTCTGCGAGCTTGAGTCGCTCCACGACGAGTGCGTGATGATCGAGTGCGTCTGCCCCTGCCACGGTGAGGCACTGTGATGCCCGCCGTGGCGCTCGACCACCCGATCAAGCACTTCGGCACCCAGTACGACGGCGCCAGCGCCGACGGCTGGCACGTCACCCTGCGCGACCACACCGGCGAGCTTGAGTCGCTGGCCGGGCCATACCGCGAGTGGGCCGAGGCGCACAGCGCCTACGCGGCCCTGATGAGAGGAGAGCGCCCATGAGCGACGCGATGACCCGGTGCGAGTGTTGCGACCTGTCCTTCCACAGCGGCCCGGACGAGATGCCCTTCTGCGGCCCCTGCGGGCGTCGGCGCGGAGTGCGACCGCCGATGCCGGTCGAGGACATCGACCAGCGGTTCTTCGAGAACTTCCCGACCGAATGTGAAGGCCGATGCGTTCGGCGCGCGCGCGTCACTACCACAGGCCACACGTGGGACGGGTATGACGACCGTGACTAGGGCCGGAGAGATGCGCGCCCTGCCCGCCAAGCCGCGCGCGAGCAAGAAGATCGCGGTCCCGGTCTCCGGCCAGATCAACTTCCGCACCGACGGCGAGACCGAGAAGCAGCTCGCCGTCATCGCGCGCCACACCGCGATCCGCGAACGCAGCGCCCTAGCCCGGTACGCGATCGCGCAGACAGCGCGACGCATTGAGGAGTAGCCCATGATGAAGCCGATTTACGACCCCTTCGACCCGCGCACCGCGCGCAGGCACTACGAGCGCCGCCGCGCGCGTCGGACCATCGCGCTGTATCTCTACGAGATGTTCGTGCTGATCGTGGTGGTCGGCGCGCTCATCGCGGTCGCGCACCGATGAGTCGCTCATGAAGGGCGACGAGATCATCAAGAATCCGGTGCCGCCGGTCCGCAAGGACGGCACGCACGCCACCGACCTGCCCGACACCGAGATCGGCCAGCACACCTCATGGTGCGACGGGCACCTCGTCGCGCGGCCCACGGCCACGGTCCACGGCTACCAGATCACCATCGTCGGCTGTACCTGCGGCGGGCACTTCCACGCGCATCACCCGGTCACCGGCCTGTTCAGCTGCGTGACCACCGGCTGGACCGGCGACTACCAGCCCAGCGTCGTCCACGATGGCATGCAGCGCGCCCTGAGTGACTGGGTGGCCCTGCACGTCATCCCCACAGTGGAAGCCTCGGTCACGGATCTCGAAGCGCAGGACGCCCTAGCGCACGTGACGCGCACCGGGCCGGGCCTTCCGGCGACCGTCGACTTCCCCAAGCAGCGTCTCAACTAGCGCGAGAGCTTTGCCCTCGTTCACGTCGTCAGCGGATGCCCTGATGAGTCGCCACCCGGCGACCGTCAGGGCATTTGCTTTGTCTATGTCGCGCTGGATGCCCGCCGGTCGCGCGTGCGCACCGGCGACCCACAGACCACCTTCGATCTCTAGGCCGACCCAGTAGTCCAGCCACGCGAAGTCGAGCCGCCACATGCGCACCGGATCGAATCGGTACTCGCGCTCGAACATCCGCACCGGCACGACCTTCGAGCGCCGACATTGTTCGGCGAACAGCAGCTCCAACAGCGACAGCGTCTTGGCGCGTCGCTTGTCCGGGGAGATCACCGCTCGCCGCGCTTCAGCCGGATCATCGCGCAGGCCGCGCACAGCAGAATGGGATCTCGCGGATCACCCAGCAGAATCACGGCTGGGTCTCCGCAGTCGGCGCAGGCGGGGACTTTCGCGTCACGTGCCAATGATGGCGCCGGTGCTCGGTGTCATACGGGCAACGGTAGAGGAACAGCGTCACGCCCGCCGCGCGCTCGCGCTCGATCTTGGCGTGCGCCTGCCTGCGCGTGTACGGCTTCTTCCGCCAGCAGCCCAGATACTCGGGCTTGGCGTTGTCACGACGCAGCACGTGAGGACGTCCCGGCGATGTAGTTGTCCTGACACGCTCGGCACGGCACTCCGGCCTTCTCGCGTTTGCCGAGGACCGGATTGGTCAGCTGGCCCTCGCACCACGTCACCACGGCGAAGGGCACACCGAAGACGACGACCAGCGCCTTGATGATGTGATCGGTCTTGGACGACTTGATGTGGGCGAATTTCATTCAGGCACCTTCGACCAGTGATGCTCCTGCTCGCACATCAGCGTGACCATCCCGTACTCGACGCTCTCGCCCGCGATCCGGCTTGAGTGAAATTCTGGGCGCACCATCCTCGGCGGCTCGCCACAGGCCGGGCACTTCTGCGCGTGTAGCCAATCGCTGGTGAAAGAGACCTTGCGCTCGCTCATGTCACACCGCCCTTCGCTTCATCGACGCGCGTCGTCCCACGACGAGGCAGGAGATCGAAGGACCGTCGTCCTCCTTGGGGTGAGCGAGTCGGTATCGAGGCAGGAGATGCCGACGAGCATAGGGGGAGACCAAAATTGGTATCAGTAAAGTGTGCGCATCTGTACCGCCTTGGTAATGTGGCACAACTGTACCGACCGTCCTGCTACCTATTTCGGTATCGGCCCTTGGGGACAAACGAACAGGCGCACCCAAAATTGGATGCGCCTGTTCACAAAGGGGGGAGATGAGTAGGACTAGCCCTGTCGCAGGTCGATCTTCCCGGCCTTGAGATCTTTGTCCGCGAGTCGATCGACCGTCCGGTCGCCGGATGCGACGAAATACTGCTTGCCGCGCAGCGTGTCGCGCATCCACTCGTTGGCCAACTGCTCGGTGTCGAATGACGCCAGCAGCCCGCCGTCCTGATTGACGACGCGGTGCTGCCCGTTCTCGATCACGACGTGCGCGCTCTTGGTCTCCTTGAGCACGTCCTCAAGGTTCGGAACGACGCCGCGCATCTACTTCCCCCCCTTGTAGGTGTTCGTCGATCGGATGGTGCCCTTGCGCAGCTTCGATCCGCTGAAGCCGGTGCCGGTGCGCCCGCTGGGCGCGCGGACGGTGCCCTTCATCACGCCCTTGGAGTGATCGCCCTTGGTCTTGGCCTGCGTGATGTTCGCGCCGGTTCGACCGACGGTTCGTTTCGTTGCCATTACTTCGCTCCCTTCTTCGGTGAGTGACTGACGTTGGTGTGCGGTGGCTCGGGTCGCTCGACGTTGACGCCGTGGGCATTCGGCTTTCCACCGAATGGACCGCCGACCGGCGCATCCATCGGCTTAGGCGCGGATGTCTTCTTGGCCTTGGCTTTCGTCTTGGCTGGCATTCTGTTCCTCCTCTCGCGGTAAGTCCATCATTGATCGCAGCTCGTTCGCGGGCACAAAGTACGCCACGCCCCGGCCCTTGGGATCTTTGCGGAAGCGGTACTGCTTGGCGTCCTCGCCCAGCATCCAGCCGACCACGTTGAAGCGCGAGGCGATGCCCGCTAGGACGTGCACGCAGTCGACCAGCACAAAGACGTCGTCGTCCTTGTCGACGTCGCGCACGATCAGCGGAGCGCCCTCGTAGGACCGCGTGCGGACCTGATAGCGCCCGACGTCAGCCTTGTCCCCAAAGGTGTTCACGGTGCCTGAGAACGCCCTACACACCGGGCAGATGCCATAGCTGCCGTCGATCTCGCGCGGGATGCCCAGCCACTTGGCAAAGGCGTGCTCGCCCTGCGCGCCGAGGATGTGATTGCGGGCCTCGGAGTCCGACTCCACCACGTCCGCGCGGTTGCGGCGCTTCCAGCGGCGCACGTCGTCGAGTCGGCGCTGCGCGATGTAGTCGCTGTACGCCAGCTCGATGTCGGTGAGCGTGACGATCGGCGAGCGGATCAAGCGTTGTCGATGGGTGGCTGCGAGCGAGCCATCCGCTCTTGGCGCTCGGTCCATTCGTCGTAGTCCTTGACGGAGTGGTCGAGCGCGTGAAGGGCGTTCCATAGGTAGTCGGCATCCGTCTCGGCCTGCTCCTCCTCAGACTCCGGGTCGAACAGCGGCCCGAGCGCGTCCTTCGTCGCCAACGGCAGCAGAGTGCGGGCGATGTTCACGACCTCCCGCATCTTCGTGATGCGATCCCAGCAGTACTCGTGGTCGGCGGGCGCGTCCACCGTGAGCCGCTTGGCGCGCTCTATCGGGTTCTCGCTCATCCCTGTGCTCCTTTCACGGTGCCGTCGCAGCGAACAACCTTCTCAAATGCTGGCCCGCGCGCGCCACCCACATAAATCATGTGGTCGCCGTGAGTAAGCACCGTCTTGTGTGGGAACGTTACGAGTACGACTTCTTGGTACGTGCCCTTCAACTTCATGGTCATTTCCTACTCCTTCACTTGGCTTTGTAATGCCGTGTCAGGTGAGCAGTCGCGGGACTCGACGTGCTCGCCCTTCGCGTGAAGGTACGCAGTCTCTCGGTTGATCTGGGCGAGGTCTTGCTTGTTGCTCATACGAACTTCCCCCAGCTCACGCCGAAGTGGATCGGCCGATAAAGCACATCGAGCGACGTTTGCCCCGGCTGCCACGAAATCAGGCGAGGCCCATTGCCCGTTGTCATGTGGCACCAGTGGAGGTACAGCCGGACGCCGAAGCCACGAACGCGGACCCTCACGCGATGACCTTCCGACCGCGTGGCGTGAGGCGCAGACGCTCGTAGGCACCGAGCACTTGAACGGGATCGGCGCGGAGTCGCTTTGCGATGGCACCGACCGTCGTGCGGCGCACGCCGCGAGCCGCCATGCGCTTGAGCACTCCTAGTACGCGCTCATCCATGTGTCGCGTCCTCCTTCACGTCTTGGCCTACCAATGCCGTGTTCGCAGTGTTCTCGGACAAGATGCGTTCGATTACCGATCCCCAGTCTTTGGTTCGGTTCCGAGGCTCAACGTTCCACCAGTCAGCGATTTCGCTCAGGGCTTCCTCTAGGGCGGCGATGCGGCGTCTGCCGAGGATGATTTGGGCCGGGTCCCAGTCGCCACCCACGGTCGTCTTCTCGATAAACTTGTCCCGCCCCCGCTCCAACTCCTCGATGCGGTCGGCGGCTTCGTTGAGCAGTGGCCCGATCGCCACGGGGAATGGATTCGGATCCGCCAGTTCGCGCAGCCGCGTTACGAGTGACTGAGGCTCAGTCATGAGGCCACGCCCTTGACACCCGTATTTCGTTCCGGTATACAGTAGCCATGCGTCCCAGCACCCAGCGGATTCAGGGTTCCGAGCACATCGACAGCTACGGTGCCCGCACCTTCCTGTACCGCGGAATCATTCGGGACGATCGCGGGGCAGTCGTCTGGACGTGCCAGCACTCTCACGAGTTCCGTGACTCGCACGTCAGGAACTGGATCATGGTTCACGGCACGCACGGCGCGGCGCTGACCTGCGCTGACGATGAGCTGGCTCGGCGCGAGACCAGCGTTGCCTGAGACGAAGGCAACCACCATCCGCCTGACGGACGCAGGAAGGGCCAACGCCGAAGAGGTCATCAGATCAGGGGCCGCAGCCGACATCTCAGGAGCCATTCACGTCGCCCTTGCTCTCGCCGCTGGCAGAATCGTCCCCATCAAGCGCCGCCGATAGGTCGAGGCCCTCGTGTTCTTTGGCGCAGCGCATCAACTCACGCTCCAAGAGATTTGCGCGCCGCTGCAAGGCTTCGAGGTCCGTCCGAGTGACGTGGATGTAGTCGTGCTTCGTGTGGTCGTCGGCGTGTT